GACCAGAAATCAACTTCCAGATATTCCATACAAAAGATAAGCAGTCATGGGAAGTCTTTGCTAAACATCACTATTTAAGTCATACACATCATAATGCAGCAAATGTATTCTTAGCATATGTAAATGATCAATTAGCAGGATTTATCAGTGTACTACACTTTCCACATCCAAAGGCAAAGAATATAAAGAAGGTACATAGATTGGTTATCTTACCTGACTATCAAGGAGCAGGAATTGGAATAAGATTATTAAATTATATAGGAGATTATTATCTAAATAAGGATCAGAGATATAGAATAATAACTTCAGCACCATCTTTGATATATGCATTAAAGAAGCATCCAAGATGGAGATGTGTAACATTTGGTAGAAATACACCCTATAAGGGATCTGTTGTGAATAGAGTAGTAGATCATTCTGCTCAGAGATTAACGGCAGGATTTGAAATGAAACGATATGGCAAATAATGACATAACTAAAAAGGCAATGATTGATGCTCTTGAGAAATCTCTAGGCATTGTAACATCTGCCTGTAAAGCAGTAGGTATCTCTAGAGAGACTCACTATAGATGGCTGAGAGAAGATGAGAAGTATAAGGAATCAGTTGAGGACCTAGCAAATGTTGCTATAGACTTTGCAGAATCACAATTGCATCAGCAGATAAAGGGAGGTAATCCGACCTCTACAATCTTCTACCTAAAGACTAAGGGTAAGAAGAGAGGATATGTAGAGAGACAGGAGATAGCCCATGAAGGGCTCAAGACCTTTGAGATAGAGGAAGTGGATGAGCAAGATCCAAGTTAATAAAGTCTACGGACATCTTAAGAGATCAGATAAGAAGATAGTAGTGGAACAGGGTGGTACTCGCTCTGGAAAGACATACAACATCCTCTTATGGATTATCTTTCATTATTGTGGGAAGAATGTAGGTAAGACTATTACAATCGTTAGAAAGACCTTTCCTGCGGTTCGTTCCTCAGTCATGAGGGACTTCTTAGATATCTTAAAAGGATCAGATCTCTATAGAGAAGAGAATCATAATAAGTCCAATTCAGAATACATCCTCAATGGGAATCTGGTTGAGTTTATATCTATGGATCAGCCTCAGAAGATCAGAGGTAGAAAGAGAGATCTAGCATTCTTAAATGAGGCTAATGAATTGACCTTTGAGGATTGGCAGCAAATCATATTCCGTACTAACGGAAGAATCATTCTGGATTATAACCCTTCAGATACTTTCCATTGGATCTATGATAGGGTAATACCAAGAGATGATGCAGCATTCTATCAAACCACATATCAAGACAATCCATTCCTAGATCAGACTATCATAGATGAGATAGAGCGATTAAAGGAAACAGATGAGCATTATTGGAGAGTCTATGGATTAGGGGAGAGAGGAACGAATAGAGCGCAAGTATTCCAATTCAGCACTATCCAACAGATTCCTGCAACTGCTAAGTTTCTATCCTATGGGCTTGACTTTGGATTCACTAATGATCCTTCTGCACTTGTGGGATGTTATCAGGAAGGAGATAATCTATATTTTCAAGAATTGTTATATTCAACTAACCTAACTAATCAGGATCTGAATAGAGAATTCAAGAAGTTAGATATGGGGAGGTATGATGAGATCTTCGGAGATTCAGCAGAGCCTAAATCAATTGAGGAACTCCATAGAATGGGATGGAATATAAAGCCTACTCAGAAGGGAGCAGATTCTGTTAATGCAGGGATAGATATGCTGAAGAGATTTAAGATCCATATCATAGGCTCTAATCTCATGAAGGAGATGGAGAATTATAAATGGTTAGAGGATAAGAATGGTAACCTCCTGAATAAGCCAGAGGATAAGTATAATCACTTGATAGATGCTATCAGGTATGGAGTATATAACAAACTAAGCAAACCTAACTATGGGAGATACGCAATCCGTTAGCATAGAGATTCCTGAGAATCTATCAGATATAAAACTATCAGCATACAAGAAGTTTATCCTTATGGCTAATGAGGAGAATGGTGATGAGATAGCCTTATATCAGTTCTGTGGCTTGACTCCTAGTCAGCAGGAGGGAATGAAGAAGAAGGATCTAGATCTGATCAGGAATCAGATAGGTAAAGTATTGACTGAAAAGCCTAACCTAATAAAGACATTCACATTTAAGGGTAAGGAGTATGGCTTTCATCCTAAGATAGAAGATATCTCTATGGGAGAGTATATTGATCTGGATAACTACCTACAAGAGCCATACAAGAATGCTGAGAGGATATTAGGAGTCTTATATAGACCTATCACTAAGAAAGTATTTGGAAGGCATAGCATTGAGAATTACGATCCAGATATTCATCATGGGGAGGGATTTGAGGATCTATCTGCTGATATCTTTATGGGATGTCTGCTTTTTTTTTATCGTATCGCCACCAACTTACAGATAACTTTCCTGAAATCTTTGGAGAAGGAGGGGAAGAAGGATATGATGCCCAATCCAACTTCTCTAGAAAGTGGGGATGGTATGGAGCAGTACATCAGATTGCTAAAGGAGATCTCCTACAATTTGAGAAAGTAACGGAGTTACCTCTAAGAACTGCACTCACCTATCTGGAGTATGAGATAGATAAGAATGAGGTTGAGAAATCTATCATGAAAAAAAATCAACATTAGGCTAGGTTATTAAAAAAGATTTATCATATCTTTGAGTAAATAAAAACAGAGAGAGATGAATTTATATGATAAGTTAAGCCCAGAGGCGTTAAAAGTATTAGATCAGGAGATGATTAAGTTTCCCTATTCTACTAAGGCATTAATCACAGGATTAAAGGAAAACAGATACTGCTTAGATCTTACATTGAATCAATGTCATAGAGTAGCAGCAGTATTCGGTTTTGAATGCACATTGACTAACATTATAAACTTCTTTGAGTAATGGATAAGCAATTGTTTTTAGATTGGTATTTAGGAGGTAGTGATCAGGAGAGAGAATATACGATATTAAGCATAGGTCATTATATAGTGAATCAATTAAAGGAGAATGATACTGCATCAATATCTATTGATATTTTGATTGAGGGTTCGGATGTTGATTTATTTTATCAGGACTTAAAGATTGAAGAGTCATGAGTTACTTAGATTGGGAATTAGAAAGCCATCAGTATTATCAAGACACTACTTGTGGTGTTTGTGGAGAGTGTACAGATCCTGATTACTTTGATTGTAGATGTGAAGAAGAAGAAGATGAGATACATTTAGGTATCTAGTGGTGGTTCGCTAGATGGTTTGGTTGAGGAGGTCTGTGGTGGATCTCCTCTTTTTTTATCCCTATTTTAGCGAATAGGGTTTTTTAATTGTATGAAGAAAGGATATTATCAAATTACAGAAGCATTAGAAGGTGCTGCATCAGCAAATGATCAGATCAACCAAGTAACTTGGGGGGATATCTTTGATCTAGATTTCAGGAAGCAGGATATGTTTCCCATTGCTCATGTAATGACAGGAACGGCAACTCTAGGAGAGAGAACCATTACATATGAGTTTGATCTTCTGGTAATGGACATCGCAGATTATAGCAAAGATCCTAAGGATCTGTATGAGGGGAATATGATGAAGCAGGATATCTATCATAGGACTCTTGCAGCAATATCTGAGATATTAGCCACCTTCAGAAGAGGGACAGAATATGATGCTTATTTCAGATTAATCAATGATCCTATTGCAGAGCCTTTTGATGAGGATATGGAGTCTACTATCTGTGGATGGAAAGCAACACTCCAGATAGAAGCAATCAATCCTAATAACATCTGCTAGATGAACGGAGAGAATACAAAGAGGGTATTAGATAAGTTTGGGAAATATCTTGTTAAGGAGTCTAGAAAGAACCTTACGCAAAAGAAGAAGAATGTAACTAATAGCCTCTATGAATCTCTGGATTATGATGTGAAGGCTATGCCGAACTCTTTTGAGTTTGACTTCCTGATGAATGAATATGGTGAATGGGTAGATAAGGGAAGGAAGGCAGGAAAGAATCCTCCATTCTCAGCAATAAGGAAATGGGTTGAAGAGCGCAGGATACAATTCAGAAGCAACAAAGGTAAGTTTCAGACCTATGATCAAACCGCTTGGACTATAGTAGGTAGTATTGGGAGCAAGGGAATCCCTGCATCTAACTTCTATTCTAGACCATTTAACTTAGGATATGCTAAACTCCCTAATGAGATAGTTGAGGCTTATGCTCTAGATGTAGAGGAGTTTCTGGAGTTCACAATAGAAAAATTAAACAAAGAATACAAAGATGGCAGTAATTAGCCCTGAAGGATTAGTAGCAGCAAGATCTCCTTTATTCATTACTTGGGATGGAACAGGGACATCAGCAAGTGATATACGATATTTTAAGTTAGAGGTTTATGTGTGGTCAGGAGAAGAAACGGCAAAACCTGCTTCTCCTATCTACACTATTGATAGACAATCTGGTTTTGTAGATTCATACCCTACTGCTGATATTTCTCAGTTGATAGAGAATGAGTTTATCAATCGGATAAGCAAGTTACATAATGATGCTCTAGTATTTCAGTCTCCTGATTCGCAGTTATTCGTTCAGGTAGATTATGATATTGAGTATTTAGATGATCCTTTTGTGGTAAATGATACAGGATCAACAGAGATCTTTATAGTAACTCATGGATATGGTAAGTTCATTGAAGGGGCTAATAAGAAGATACAAGGACCATTCCTTCAGGAGAAATCAAGATATGCATACGAGAAGGATGCTTGGATGTTGCCTATCTATCTAGGGCTTCATGGAGAGGGTTTAGATATCATCTATGGATATCGTGATCGGGTGGTAGCTGATGGAGGATCTGTAGAGGCTTTATCCTGTTGTAATATCGGACTCGCTAATATCAAGGTATTGAATGATGATGGGACTAGCTATCAATATGCCGTAACAGAGTCAGATGTATATGAAACAAAGGCAGAGGAGAGAGTATTATTATTCCCTTCTGGAATTGCGAACCTTTCAAATTGGAAGGCTAATCAAGGATATGGAGGTACTGCACCTTACAATGCAAACTATTATGATGTTCAGTTATTGGATGGGTTTAATTCCGTAATTGATCAGGTTAGAGTCTACAATGAATGTGAGCCTAAGTATGATCCTGTTTCTCTTTATTTTGTGAATAGATATGGTGCATGGGATTATGTAACATTCTTGAAGAGATCAGATGTTGATCTGAATCTAGATAAGGAAGTATATAGATCAGTTATTGGTAATGCTTCAGCATCTGGATATACTTGGGGTAATCAATCAAGAGGTGTAAGATCATACAATCATCAAGTGAATCACAAGATGACTCTAAATACAGGATTTGTATCAGAGGATTATAGTGAGGTTATGGAGCAACTCCTAATGAGTGAGTATGTTTTGATGGTGTTTAATAGAACGACAAGCCAATCAGGATCTGAATTCAATATATCTCAGGAACAGAGAGCAGTAAATGTCCTTACTAATTCATTAAGATTACAGAAGCACATCAATGATAAGACTATCAATTATACGATAGATATTGAGATGGCTAACCCTGAGAATGCAATGCTATGATAGAGATCTATATTGGATCAGAGAGATTAGATACATTCAAGGATGAGGATGTGAATATTAAGTTGAACCTTCAGAATGTGAAGGATATCAGCAAACTATTTACGGACTATACTCAGAACTTTCAAGTTCCTGCATCTAAGACTAATAATTCTGTATTCAAGCATTACTACAATGCGGATATATCAGGAGGATTCCAAGCATCACTAAGACAGGATGCTACAATGTTTGTGAATAAGGAATTATTCAGAGAGGGGAGCATTGAGTTGATGTCTGTAGATATGAAGAATGGAAAAGCTAGAGCATATGAGGTGGTGTTCTTTTCAGCAGGGGTGAATCTAAAGGATCTATTTGGTGAGGATGAATTAACAGATCTTGATTTATCAGCATATGATCATGACTATGAGGGAGGAGTGATTAGAGGAGCGATGGAAGGAACTACTCCTCTTCATTCTGGGAATGTTATTTATCCATTGATATCTCCTGTTGGAGATTGGCACTATGACTCATCATCTTCAGATCATGATGATAATGATATAGCTTATCATAACAACAATGATACTCATGGATTAGATTATTATGAGTTAAAACCTGCTATTAGGATTAGTAAGTTGATAGATGCAATAGAGAGCAAGTATTCAATCACTTTTACAAGCACATTCTTTGGAACAAGTAAGTTCACAGATTTATTCCTTTGGGGACATAGGAGAGAAGGTTATATGTTCAAGGATCAGGAGAATGGATTTACTGCTCAGAAGATTAATTTCACCTCAGCAACAGGAACAGGATTTGATATCACAGAAGATGTAGCAACCATACCTTCTAGCTATTCAGATTTGCAATGGAGATATAGTATAACATCAACAAGTGATTATCAGGTTTATTTCTTTATCAATGGTGCATACTATTCTAGCAGATCTCATTCAGGGAATGTTACAGATGCACAGATGTTTTTTGTAGGTCTTAATACAGGGGATAAGATACAGATGAGGTTCTCACCTCCTGTTAATTGGGATGGAAGTACAATTACCATAACATCAGTAAGTGCATCAGGGAGGGATTTTGATACTCCTAGCACTATCCTATGGACTGCAAGTACATCAACATCACAATCATTCACTACAAATGTGGAGATGAGTGATCAGATGCCTGAAATGAAGGTTTATGATTTCCTATCTGGATTGGTGAAGATGTTTAACCTAGTTATTGAGCCTACTTCTAGAACTGCGTTTAATATTGAGCCTCTAGATGATTGGTATTCTTCAGGATCAACATATGAGATAACGGAATATGTAGATACAACATCTCAGAAGATTAACAAGCCTGAATTGTATAAGAGAATATCATTCAAGTATCAGGAGGCTGATAGCTATCCTATGAGAGCATATAGAGAGACTAATGGAGGTAGAGGATATGGAGATTTAAATGCTGATTTCACATTTGATGGAGGAGAGTTGATTACTGAATCAACATTTGAGATAATGAGATATCAGAAGTTGGATGATGTCAATAATGGAACAACAAATTTCCTAGTAGGAAAAAGCATAGATAAAGAGGGAAAGCCATATATCAATTCTCCTGTGATATTTTACTCTTCAGGGACAATAGATATCACATCATATCCAATAGGCTTTCTAGATGAAACAGGACAAACTACAACGGCATCTAACCAAGTGTATTTATGTGCTAATGTGAATAATACTACTGCTGAAGATGTTACTCAGATGCTAACCTTTGGACAGGAAGTAGATCCATTACATGAGCAGAGTTATACACAGACCTTATACAATCAGTATTGGGAGGATTATGTAACGGATTTATATTCTACTAGCAGGAGGTTGTATTCAATGAAGGCAATACTTCCTTATAGCATCACATCCAGATTGAAGATGAATGATAAGTTAGATATCAATGGAAAGAGATATATCATCAATCAGATGAAGATTAACCTCAGGACAGAGGAAGCAGATATTGAACTTCTAAACGATATATGATGCAATTGGATTTTATAATTGAGCAACTCCGTATTCAGGAAGCAACAAATCAGGATCTGATGATTGCTAAAGGTCAATGGAAGATTCTTACTAAATGGAGAGAAGCAAAGGAACAGATTAGATGGCAATTAAGAAAGAGATAGATATCAATGTAAATACTAAGAGTGCTGAGGATAGTGTTAATAATCTATCTTCAGGGCTTTCAGGTGTTACTGCTCAAGCAGACAGATTAACAGGAGGCTTGGTTTCTGGCTTTAGAAATGGAGTGAAGGGAATTAAGAATGCAGTAAAAGGATTCAAATCTTTAAAGGTTGCTATTGCAGCCACAGGGATAGGATTGTTAGTTATTGCTTTAGGTTCATTAGTTTCATTCTTTACTAAGACTCAGAGAGGGGCTGATAAGTTATCTCAGGCCATGAAGGGGATTGGTGCAGTAGTAGATGTGCTTATTGATCGTGTCTCTTCTTTTGGAGAGGGATTGTTCAAGATTCTTAGTGGCGATTTTTCTGAGGGTGTAGATCTGCTGAAAGCATCTTTATCTGGAATTGTAGATGAGATGAAGAAAGAAGGTGCAGCAGCAGTTGAATTAGAGAAAGCCCAACAAGCATTAGAGGATAGACAGATTGCATTGATTAAGGTTAATGCAGAAAGGAGAGCATCTATTGAAGAGTTGAGGTTAGTTGCTGAAGATGAGAATAAGACTAATGAGGAGAGAGCCAATGCATTAAGAGCAGCAGCTAAATTGCAGAATGAGATTGCAGATGATGAGATTGCTATTGCTAAGGAGAGAGCAAGAATAATTAGAGAGAGAGTTGCATTAGGAGAATCTACTAGGGAGGATCTAGAAGAACAGGCAAATGCTGAGGCTGAGGTGATCAGGTTAGAAGGGGAGAGATCCAGAAGATTAAGAACCTTACAAACAAGGTTGAATGCCTTTACAAAAGGAGTGGAGGAGAATACTGATGCAACTGATGAGAATGCAGAAGCACAGGCTAAACTCAATGAGGAAATCAGGAAGAGGGATGAAGCCCTTGCAGCAGAAGAAGCAAAGTTGCAGGAGAGTTTATCAGCAGAATATGATGCTATATTAGAGGCTCAGAATGATGCCCAGACAAATGAATTGAATGCAGTAGAGGATAAGTATAATACACTTATTGCGAAGGCTCAAGAGTTTGGATTTGATGAGGCTGAATTGAATAGGATTAAGAATGAGGAGATAGCAGCAGTTAATAAGAAGTTTGCAGATCAGAATACAGAAACTGCAAGGAAACAAGCAATAGATGAACAAGCTATTTTAGATGCTAAGTTGGCTGCTCAGTTAGGGTTTGCTCAATCCATTGGAGGAGTAGTGAGAGCCTTAGGAGGATTTGCAAAGGAAGGAACGGCAGCTGCCAAAGCAGCAGCATTAGCAGATATTGTAATCAATACAGGGCTTGGATTTGTTCAGGGGTTAGATATTGCTCAGAAAGGTGCAAAGGCAACAGGCCCTGCTGCACCATTTGCTTTCCCTATATTCTATGCTACTCAGGTAGCAGCAGTATTGAATGCAGTTGGACAGGCTAGAAATATATTAGCAAAAGTTCCAACAGGAGGCGGAGGCGGTGGAGGTCTTGGCGGTATACCTAGACCTAATGTATCTGCTCCAAGTTCTAGACCTAGATTCTCATTAGATACTCAAGCATCTGATCTAGGGAATCAGATTACTCAATCATTACAAGGGCAGCCTGTGAGAGCGTATGTAGTGAATCAGGATATTCAGAATGCAAATAAGTTAGATAGAAAAATAAAGGAAACGGCAACACTAGAATAATATGAAGTTTTTTGAGTTAGTATTGGATGAGGAGAAGCTATTGCATGGTATAGATGCAATTAGTATTGTTGAGCATCCTGCAATAGAGGAGGATTTTATCACCTTGAGCAAAGATTACAAATTTGAGTTTAAGGAGGTAGATCTTGAGAAGAGAGTTCTGATGGGTGCTGCTATGATTCCAGATAAGCCTATATACAGGAGAGATCAGGATGAGGAGTATTATGTATTCTTTACGAAGGAGACGATCAGGAGAGCATCTGAATTGTATCTCATGAATGGGAAGCAGGGCAATGCTACCTTAGAACATCAGGAGAAGATCACAGGCTTATCTTTAGTGGAGAGTTGGATCATTGAAGATCCTGAGAAAGATAAGAGCAGAGCGTATGGGTTAGAGTATCCTGTGGGAACATGGATGGTTTCAATGAAAGTTAATAATGAAGATATCTGGGAGGAATATGTCAAAAGTGGAAAGGTCAAAGGGTTTAGCATTGAAGGATGGTTCATGCAAAGAGAATCCACTATTGAACTCAGTTCTCAATTATCAGAAATTGAATCAGAAGAAGCAGAACATCTCCTATCACTTTATCTATTGGGAGTAATAAAGGCTACTATCAAAGATGATAAGAGATACAAGTCAGGGAGAAAGTTGGAGATGGAATCATTTAGAGACTACCCTGATTCAGTATCTAACAATGCAAAGAAAGGGATTGAACTCAATGAGAAGGGAGGAAATAAATGTGCTACTCAAGTTGGTAAGGTTAGGGCGCAGCAGTTAGCACAGAAGCAACCTGTATCTGTTGAGACAATTAAAAGGATGTATTCATACCTGAGCAGAGCGCAGGAGTATTATGATGAGGGAGATAAAGAATCATGTGGATACATATCTTACTTATTGTGGGGAGGTTTATCAGGCAAGAGATGGGCTGAGAGTAAATTGAAAGAATTGGGAGAGTTATGAAAGTAACCCAAAATATTAGTTTTAAGTTGTTTAATTAGAAAAGTTCACAAAATGAATTTAACAGAAGTGTTTAAGAAGATTGAAATGGCATTAACACCTTCAGAAGATGTTGCTCCAGAAGTACAGGAAGAGGTTAAAGTTGAGATGGCTACAATGAAACTAGCTAATGGTATTGTTGTAGAAGCAGAATCATTTGAAGCAGGTCAGAATGTATTCTTGATTGGTGAGGATGATGAGAAGGTAGCTGCTCCTGTTGGAGAGCATGAATTGGAAGATGGCAAGATCCTAGTTATTGAAGAGGAAGGAGTTATTAAAGAAATCAAGGATGCTGCTGAAGAGGTAACAGAAACTGAAGAGCCTGTTGCAGAAGAAGAATCTACTGAGATGGCTGAGGAAGAGATGGCGTATGTAAGCAAAGAAGAGTTTACTGCTGCTATTGATGAGATCAAAGAGATGATTGCTGCAATGATGCCTAAGGAAGAGCAATCTGCTGATGAAGTTTCT